AACGCCCGTCAAAGGACTTATGCTATCTGCCGAAGAACTTAAGAATCTTGAAAACGCATTAGTCTGTCCGACTATTACAACGTTGCATTTTTCGCCTTCAGGCAATGAAACAAGTGCTTTTCTGTAAAACTCCGGTGCATCATCAATTCCCGTTCTGTCGGTAATGGTATGTTGGAAAGTACAGCAAGTCCCACAATACTTTGATGTTTTGGATGACATTTCCATGTTAAGTCCAAATGCCATATCGTCTACGCCAAAGTAATTGCATACCGCATCCATTGCACTTATTTCGGTGTATGATACTCCCGCCCCGTTTGTTCCACTTCTCGGAGCAACAGCAACTATACCAACTATGTCAACAAGTCCTGTTCTTTCAGCCCACAAAAGAAGTCCGAGTGCATTAAGGTCGTCAATGTCACCGCCAAAGTCAGTATCAAAGATTATAGGCTTTGCCTTATAAGTAGTAGTGGCAACTGTACCGCCATGTTCAAGGTCATAAATACGAGATTCGTGATTTGAAAGTTTTGCTTCGTTTATTTTAGGTAATGCTCTGATTGCCGTGAGTGAAGGGCTTCCAGGAGCCTGGTCATTTCTTCCACTAAAACGAATATATCTTGCATTAATAGGAAAGTCAGGGATTGTCGTTCCTATTGCCCATCCATTCTCGTTTTTAGAATCATAGTCTCTGTAACCTTCGATAAACGATGCTTCACTTGCTGATTCGTAACACGCTATTCCAACATAGTCACTTTCGACAAGACCAAAGTAAAATCCAAAAATAATAGCCGTAATGTCATATTCGTCTAACGAAATATAGTCAGATACATAACCATTGCTTGGAGTATCTGTAAGTGTTCCGTCACTCTTTAAAAGTTTGTGTTCGTGGTATTTGATTATTGATGCGGGAAGATTTTCTGCGGTGCTGCCAAAATCAATATTTTCCTTGTACTCTTCCAAAGGTATGATTCTGTCTTCAACATTCCCTACTACTGCATCTGTTGCATCTTTTATCTTCTTATCAAAATCACTGTTATTGTTATAAATATAGATAAGATATGTTTGAACTGTAGCCCAACATACCAAGTAAAGTGTTGTAATATCTGCCGTAGGAGTGTACTTAAACTCTTTACGTGTTGGATTAAATTTATGAGTATCACCCAAATAGCCTGTTTCATAATCACTATTGGTATAAAAGTTAATAGACGCACTGGGATAATCGTCCACTTCAAAAGTGTATTCAATTCCTTGCTTAAGATTAACAGTTATCGGATATTTACGATGTTCTACAAGATCTGTTCCAAATCTTGCTTCATGTTCAGTAATGCCAACAGCTTTGGTCAACCCATTCTGTAAATCGGAAACTTGCCCTCTGACAGCATCACCCGCACTCGAATATGTATATCCGTCTGCACCGATACGTATATCCATTAGTTCTGCATCACCTGTTGTGCTTCCTTCTGCAAGTGATGCAATGTTATCAATTCTTGCTCTTTCAACAGCAAGTGCATTAGTTAGGTTGGAATCTCCGGTGCTTCTATTCGTTGCTTCGGTTGCAAGATTTTCAGTTAGAGTAGTTATCTGAGAAGCCGTACCAAAATAAGTATCAACGTGTCCATTAAGGGTTTGCGAATTATCTGCATTGTCAACAGAACCATCATCATTGGTATCATAAATGGCTTTCATCATATCACCGCCACCAAGTTCTGAAACATAGTCTACAACAGCAGAACCCGTGACGAGTTTAGGTTCATTGGTTACATTTTCCTCAACCGCATCAACAAGATCGTTATATTTTTCGATAGTCATATTGGTAAGGGAATCAAACCTCTCCTGCATTTCAGAAGTGGTTAGACCAGGGGTGTCGGGAAGTCCGGTCACGCCTTTATTCAATCTGTCTGCTGCTGTGATTTTATGTTCGTCCTGAAAACTCATAGTTTCCTCCTAATACTTGAAGTTACCCTTTTCCACAAACTCAATACCTATCTTGTCTATAGCAAAGGATTCATTTACTACATTGTTCTCAAATCTGAACCTTGCCTTATCGACTTTCTTAAGACGTATCTTTAAGTGCAAGATTCGGTTTGTCATATCAGATGAGAACGTAAACTTTGAAAACACTATCTGTGAAAATTTTAGATATCTTGCTTGTAATGCTTCGGATGCAAGAGAAGTCCAAAGTCCACGTTTCATAGCCGATAAAAGAACTGAAGTTGCAACAGCTCTCTTTAGTCTGATTGCGAGATATCTGAAAGTCTTATTTTTGTAGAATAGTTTTCCATCAAAGTCAGGTGTTTCCCATCTACAAGGAATAATTTCTCCATCATCGTTGTAATTCGATACAACATCAGGATCGGTATAAAACTCACATACTAAACCTTCAGAAGTTCCGAACCACAATGCCCCATCCGCTTCCCACATTATGTTTGCGTCAACATTTTCTCTATAGAATCCCGCAAACTGTCTTGTGGAATATGGTGCTGATTTATCCGTCTGAATCGGCTGAAGTCCGTCAAGGATATATAACTTTCCGTTAAGAGCTAATACGTAGAAGTCTTTATATACAAAAGCGAAAGCCTTCTCCATATCCTCTTCATCAAGAAGCCTTCCATTTAGATAGAAACTTCTGACGTTTGTTAATTCTCTTCCCGATATATCCTGTGCGGTAAGGGCTTGTACTCCGAGTGCGGTTAAGAATAAAGGCTCTCCTGCTAAATACCCGAACGTATCTGAACCGATTGCGGGTGATCCGTGAAGAGTAGTCTTAGTTGCAAACTGTATCTGCCCCTCAATCTCAGTAGACGTTACAAGTACAATGTTCTGCTCTACCTCTAATTCATCCTTGAATACCGCAAGATAACTATTGATTATCGTGTAGCCGACTATTGCCGACTTTGCTGTACCGATTAACTGATAATTGGTATCAGGGAAGTAAGTAGGGTCTTTTGCTTCTGAATACCACTGATAGTTAGCGTACTGAGTTGCGGGATTTCCGCTTACGAAGAGTCTGTTAAGGTTTCCGTTTGGTCCGTATAAAACTCCGATGTTACACTTATTGATTCTGTCTGCATAACCGCTAACTGTTTTATAAGCCGTTATCTTGACGTTATCTTCTCCCGTGACGGGTGATTCACCAGGTTCGGTATTAAACGAAACAGTTCCGGTTTCACGATCTACGCTAAAGTCAGTGGTCTCAACCAACGTAGACCACGTTCCATCGCTCTGAAGGACTTCTGCTTTGACTTCGGTATCGTCAAGGTCTGCATAACTTAACTGATAGTCTTTGTCTGCCGCAGTGCCTAAAAACTGTTCCGTGAACCCCGCTGATAATAAGTTAAGTGGATAGTACGCTGTGCCACCGCCCGAAGGACTCTTTCCGATTGTTACAACCGGAATAGTCGCATCCTCCGTAGCCTTCTTTACTGTCGAACCATCCCATATCAAAAGTGCTTTACCATCGAGAATACAAACCTTGTCCCCGAATTGCCATGAACGGGAACGTGATTCATTTGCATCTGAGTAAAGCACACTTGGGTTTTCGTAATTTGCCGAATATAACTTCTTGCCTGAGTGAATCAGACCATAAGTAGCACCTCTTTTAGTGTGATACCCATAGATAGCATCATCAAAAGTGGCAATGGTCTGATAGCCCAAACATTTACGGACTTTCCCAGGAACGTCTCTTATCATGTTTAAGAGGTCAGGGGATTTATCTATATCTACGTTTGCGGGATCGTTGGTAAAGTCTGCACCCAAAAACGTGTCGATTGTAAGCGTACTCCGTGAAGGAGAAGCCGGAACTTTAAATTGAACAGCCATTTAAACCCACTCCGATGTAAAGGATTCTTTTCCTGTTTGGAAGGAAGTGTTAATGAGTGCTTCAAGCCCTACTTCAAATTCATTTCTATAGGTTGTTGCGATTCCGTTATCATCGTCTTTATAAAGCTGTGATGCCATGTATAACGGAAGTAGTACGGCAAGTTCAGGGTCAATCATCATTACATAATCATCGTCTGTAAGTGCCGTAATCTGTGTGGGATAAGCATGATAGTAAACTGTATACATACCTTGCTTATCACTCGGAAGAACTAATATATGGTCTGATTCTCTGTAGTAATCAGTAGTGTTCAGATAGTAAGGTCTGCCACCTTCTTCGTAGACTATTGAATTGTCAAATAGGTTATAGAAGTTAGGGGCTAACTGTCTTAAGTCGTACTTTATGTACTTTCCATACATAGGAATATCGTTGTCTTCAGGGAAGTACGTTTCGTAGACCGCAATGTTTTTGATCGTAGCGGGTAACTCGCTCACGAAATGAAGTGTTATCGGACCGCCATCATCATTATTTAAATCGCCTTTGAACGTATGGTAATAGCCAAAAGCACCGTCAAAGCTATACTCTGTGTCAGCACCACTACCCGTCTTATATAAAGTGAGTCCATAGCCGGAATACTCAAAGTAAATAGACCTTCCTGCGGGTAATTCAAAGGTAAGGTCAGTTGCATCAAGAATAGACAAAGCCTTATCATCACCGATAAGGTTCTTGTAAAGTCTGTGGTTTATCGAGATATGGTTAGTGATAAACTTGCCCGCTGTCGCAAGTCTCAATAAACCTTCGTTTGCAGCGTAAGGCATAGCTGCCAAATAATCTTTAGTCGATTCATCATTGACTATCAGATTGCCGTCAGCAGCAAACAATTTCTGTAACGTAGCAAGTTTTATATCTTTCCACGTATAACTCATTTCTTCCTTGTCCTTCTCTTGGGTTCAGCAACTTCGGCAACTTCAGGCTTTACTAAAGGTTTATCTTCGGGAATCTCGGTAAGGTTTGTGACTTTAGTTACGGGTCTTCCTTCTCCGTCTCTTCCCACTACTTCAAATATCTTTCCATCAGACTTGATGTATTCTTTTAACATAACTTTCTCCTAATATCCCCCAGGACAACTTAATGCCCTGGGGGTAGCAATTATCAGGTAAGAGTAGTTCCGTGTCCGGCACCGCCCATGAGAATGTGCTGCCATGATGCGAAGCCTGCGGAGAATCTTGCATAGCCGTTCCAAATCATATCGTCAGTGTTCTGATCTACATGAGAAGTAACGTCAAGTGCAACTCTGTCATAGAACTTATTTCCCATAAGCTCTACATTTGCCTCGGAAGACATAAGGATGTAAGGCTCACCGGAAACAACGTGCCAACAAGGATCTACGATGAGCTTCCACTGACCCTTCATGATATTCTTATCGTTGTATGCAGAACCGACTACCTGCTCGGAAACAATGATCTTCTTTACAAGGTCAATGAGTCTTCCGCAGTTAGCGGGAACGATAATGGTATCGAAGGTGTAGCCCATGTAGTTTCCGCTTCCATTACGGAAGTTAGATCCGATGTTTGCAAGTCTTGCAAGCATTGCGGAATCGTTACCGAAAGCGTTGGTAAAGATATTGCTCTGAGTATCGGAAGAATCAATGATTCCAGGATGGTCAGTAGCAAAGATAGGCTTGTTATCAGCAGACTTACAAGAGAATGAAAGTCCACCGAAGGTAACGGAAGTCTTTACGCTTGAACCTGCGTTAGCAGAAAGAATTGCGGATGCAAGACCTGCACGGGTTCTCTTGTAAGACTTAATCATGTTAGCAGCCTTAGCCTTCATGAAATCAATCTCACCGTCCTCGTTTGCTTCACGGGTGATTCTGAACTGCTTCTTGAAGGTTGTGTGTTCAAGGGTCATGGTAGGACCACTCTGAATATCATCCTTGGGAGCGGTAGCACCGTCTGCACTCTGAGGAACGAAATCTGAGAACTCGGTTACGATTCCAACTTTCTCACCGAATCTGTTGGACTTCCTTACGTTGTATACGTCCTTTACGTAGCCATCCCAGGGAAGTTCCTTGTCATAAACTTCATTGATGTACGCTTCCATCATCTGAGCGTTCACGTTCCAGGTATCATCAATGAGTCCACCATTCTTGGAAACGATATTGTTTGCCATAATGAATCTCCTTTAACTTTTGAAGGTTAGGGGCTACACTCTTCATGCTGTGTAGTCCGTTAGTTATTTAGTTTTTATGTAAATACTTGTTGTATAGTTCCCTCAGTTCCTTGTTAGTCTTCTCCGGATAAAAGGCTTGCCACTGAGCAAGCTGACTTTCAGGGATGTTCACAAGTTGGTCTGAGGTTGAACCACCATCAGTAGCCTTTAGGTGGCTCTGCGACTTCGCATTATTGATAGCCTGTTGCTTTACCGCTTCCGTTTTGGTCTGCACCAATTTGTCTGCGTATACCAACTTATATGCGTCAACAATGCTTAAGCGGTTCTCTTTAACGAACTTTAGGACTTCGGGATATCTCTCTGACTTCTCAATGTCCTCTACGGATTTGATTGTCGGGTCTATCTGAGAAACGGCTTTAATCTGTTCTTCAAGATAGGTCTGTACCTCTCGTTCCCTCTGTTCTGCAAGAACCTTTTCCGCTGCCTTGATTGCCGGAGAATTGTTGACAGCGTTCTCGATGATCTGCGGGTCAATGCCCTTGTCAGCGAGTTGCTTTTTAGTCGCTAACTGTTCCTGTGCCGCCATTGCGTCAAAGTAATCCTTGGCACTTTTAATCGGCTGTCCGGTAATAGGATTGTTGTACTTCCCAAACTTCTCAGCGAACTGTGCATCAATGGATTCATACTTGTGACGT